ACCATCAGATACAATCTTCTTAGTAACTCCTGCCCAACCTTCTACCTTCTTATCACAAGTTGCATCTAGCCAGATTTCTCCTGCACCAATAGTTGTACAATCAGTTAAAGGCACGAATGCTTCCTCAACACCGTCCACTCCAATTGAAATGTTACATCCACCAGCAGAAGCTAGTCCTGTTTTACAAATTGCAATTACTTGAACAATTGCTGCTCCAGGAAAACCATCCATTCCACTAATCTCTAACAAAGTCTGGTCAGAGTTTGTGTTGTTAAAAGTAACCATCTGGAAAAAGGGTGTACCTAATCCCAAAGAAGTGGTCATATTAATATTACTAATCGCACCCAACTTTTTATTCTGGTCTTTAAACTGTGATAGTTCTGGGTTAAAATTTTCATCTCCAAATCCTAGTGGCATCTTTATTCACCTCTATAACCTACTTCATAGTAGATGTCTTTTGCACTGCCTTCATTCACATCAGATTGATAAGTAATCTTGATGTCTTGTGCAGTAATCTTCGGGGCAATAACTAATGAGTATTGTTCTCCCGCAACTGTTGATTCCTCTAACACAGGTTGGCCATAAGAACCATTCATTTTAATGTAAACTCTTAATGTTCCTGTTTGAGTTAAATTTCTCAAATCTATTGTTGGATTTGAAAACTCGTGAATCTTGCTACTTGAAGGGACTTCGATAACCTGTTCTTCAGTTGTACCATTAGGATAACTGTAATTTCCACTAACAATGTTCAACTTAGTGTAGTTCACAACATTTCCACCATTAGACTGGATTGTATCAACTTTTGGTTCTACTGTGTTTTTCAAGTATGCATCACTACTGCTTGCAAATACTGTTGCCATTTTAGTATAACCTCTTCAAATTAATATTCCATGCACCGTCAGTGCTTCCACCGTCTCCACTTCGCACAACTTTTACTCTGATTGATTCTGCCACACAAACAGTGTTCATCTCTAACCATGCATCACTATCTGTCACATTTGCAAATCCAAACCAATCACTTGTCACATCAATATAATTAGTTCCGTCAAGGGATGCCTCCACGGTGTAAACATTTGAACCTGTTGCTCCAGAAGTGTTTTGAATATGGAGTGAAAAGTTTTTATAATCATCCATGTCAGCATCATAATAAGTTCCCGCAGTGTCACCTTGTCCAGTTGCTGCTGCTAATTCTGAAGTTTGGTGGTGTTGACTGATTGGATTTTTCTCTTTAAACCAAGTGAAATTCTCAGTCTCATCATAACCTGCCCCGATTACTCCACCTGTTGAATTTACTCCAATAGGTGCATAATCCAAATCAGTATCTGCTAAAGAAGTGTTGTTATCATTTCTTACAGCCAATAATTGGATTCCTTTATCTCCTGAATTATGCCCTGAATCTTCATCATACTCAGTAATACTTACTGGTAGACTAAGAACGTCAACCTGTACATGACCGTCTGCATCAACCACTGGTTGCAAGTCTGTACCTGAACCATCTTTCGCGGTGTTAAACCATGTTGCCATTGAATCTGTTTCTTTGTTTGTGTTGACTTCCATATGGAATTCAGCACCTTCTGTTGAAATGGTTACATTATCAAGATCTACTCTTAATGCATCCTTTCCAGCATTTAATACTCTATTTAGAATGTCCCTTACGGACTTGTCTCCCATTGCCAATATAAATCACCTCGATTTTACGTGCATTCCGTAGGCATTTGCACTAATAAGAAAAATAAAGAAAATTGATTTATATACCTATGTGTTGTTTATGGTGTTGGACAATATAATCGTCTGTCTTCATCAACAATTGGTTCTTTCTTGACAACTTTCTCTTTAATTGGTTCTTGTTTAGTCTCTTCTGTATTTTTCTTTGCCATTCTGGCTACCTCCTATTCACTTAATATAAATAAAAAAGAAAAAAAATGGGTTTATGCTAACCCAATTACAGTAATTACATCTGTTGCAGTCAAATCAGTTGCAGCAGCCTGAGTTTCTTTTAATGTTAATACATAAAAATTACTGTTTACTTGTTCCCAAGCAAACTGGCTGTTAGCATAAGAAGTAACTACTCCATTTGCATCTCTTACTTGAACAATCCATGCTTCTGGTTCTGAACCTGCTGAAGATACAACAATCTTACCGTTTGTATCAGTTGTAACAGTTACATCTGCTGCAGTAACAGTGTATGTGCTTCTCCCAACAATTTTCTGACCACCTGCGGTTGATAATTGACCGCTTGCTGCAGAAACTACTCCATTAGCACAAGTTGTTGCTAAAGTAATATCTACTCCAGGTGGACCTGCTTGAACTAAAATAACTGTCCCGTCACCTACATCTAGTGCGTCTACAGTCTTACTTCCATCACCATTAATTGCTCCAGTTAAAGCAGTTGCGGTTTGAGTTGCACTATTTCCTCCAGAAATATCTACTGGGACGTCTCCAGTGATTGTTGAATCACTGTCAATTTCATACACTCTACCATCAATTGTAATTGTTTCAGTATCTGAACTAACTCCTGTAAAGTCAATGTAACCTACACTTAACAATCCTTCAAAAGTTGTAATGAATGAACCAATCTTTGCAGAAGTTATTCCTCCATTTTTTACTTGTATTTTTCCTCCTGAAGTTTCAATGGTTGAGTCATCTACACTAACACTTAATGCGCTACCTGCTCCACCACTAAGACCGTCTCCCGCAATGTTTGCACTGATCTCATCTTTATCAATTGATCCTGCTGGCACTGAAAGGTCAGTAAGCCATTCTCCTAATACGTCCTCTGCTAGGCCTCTTTTATTCATAAGTTCTAGCATTCTTATTCTTGTCATTATTTCCTACCTCGTTTTTGTATATTTAGAATAATTAAAAAAAAAAGAAAAAAACACTTAGATAAATCTAAATGTCGCTTAAGTTACAGATTAATACTTGTGTATCGAATCTCTTCATAACAAGTACTCCGTATGATTTGAAGTACCCACCTTTAACATCGTATCTCTGGTGAGCGTCGTCTCCAAGGATTGGAACGTGAGTTGCATTAACTCCTGCTACATGTACCATCATGATGTTGTCTAGGTCAAGCAAATACATTGCCTGGTCTGCATGGGTGTCAGTTCGGTTTACTCCGTCATAGGTTACTCCGTTCTTATCCATGAATCGACTTCCTACGATAGGGATTCTCTTATAAGCTAAAACTACAAATCCACCGTCAAACTCAACTTGTCTTCCAACACTGTTGAATCTTTGTTGTGCCTGTAATAGCTGTGAGATCTCGTCAAGTCTGTCTTCTGAACAGAAGAAGATTCTCTTATGACCTTTAGCTCCTCGCTTGTTGCTTGCTGTGATAGCTGCATCTAAGTCTACTAGATCTAGGTCGTCTGCTGCGGTTGCGCCACCTAATACTACGCTAACGTCTACATAGGTTAAACCTGATGCTCTGGTTGTACCGTAAACTGCGTTGGTGTCTGCTAATGCTGCATAACTTCCCATAAGCTGAAGTAATCCTGAAAATGCGTTAGCAAATCCGTATGCACTAGCGTCAGTTCCACTGATAATGGTTCTTTCTTCTCCTACTGCATGGGATTCGATTGCGTATCGAGCTTCGTCAGATAATTGGTTACCCATTCCTGCTGCGATCATTAATCCAGTTACTTCGTAATCAGTTCGGTAAGACTTTGCAATTGCATATAATTGTGCTTTTGCGGTAGCTGCTGGAGTTCCTCCTGCACCATCTGCGTAAAAACCGAATGAGCTGTTGCTTAAACCACTACCTGCAGCTGTCTCTTTGGTTACATTCCAAATGTAAGATAACTGTGATGTGTTTACTCTTTTCAATAATGGAGCTAAGTCTGTTTTGTTGTTATAAGCCTCAACTGCCATTTCTTGCACACGCTTTTGAATCTCTGCTCCACCTAGGGTGGTTCCGCCACTCCAGTCGTTACTGGTTGTGGTTGTCAAAGCGGTACGTACTTCCATTAAATTGTTGTTCATTGTATACTACCTCCTTTGTAAGTGTACTTTAGTTTCGTGGAACACTAGTGAATGAAACATCACTGTCTCCACCAAGTAAAGCCCGCTGCATCTCAGCATAACTGCCACTAGCTGGCCTTACTTTAGTTGTTACCCGCGGGTCTGCTCCCTTCGCCTCATGGTTTGCTACTGTCTCTACTGCTGGTAGCCTTCCTTGAAATTCAGCTTGCATTTGTACTAATTCCCCCCAAGATAAATCTGATACTTTTTCTTCCCACCATTTTGGGTCAGCATACTGGCTTTTACCTTCCTGCTTCACTGTTCCTTTCTTGGAATCTTGTAAACCAGAAGATTGCTTGGTCTTCATCTCCTCAAGCTCTTGCTTCATTCGAGCATACTCAGCCTGTTGCTGTTCTGCTTGAAGCGCCATCTCTCTACGCTTTAACTCAGCCTCAACTTGCTTCTGAACCATATGAGTGATATTCTCAGGTAAACCTGATTTTGGTTCTGGTTGAGGTGTTGGTGGTACTACTTCTGCTGCTTTTGGTGCAGCGCCTACGTTTTCATTACTATTCTCTTCAGTCATTTTCTGTTCCCCGTCTACTGTTTTAGACATAATACTCCGCATTGCAACTTCTACAATACCAGAGTTTGCCCCTAAAGCTGGGCCAGCTACTAATGATAACCCATAAATATCTAGGTTATCAATTTTGTCAACACCGTCCTCGTTTGTAACTGCTGTTGATTTGAAATTAATACTGAATCCATTGATATACTCATCCAGTAAAGACTTAGTGATAGCATCATAATATTTCTGATGACTCTCGTCTACTTCTGGGAAATAAGGGTTGGTTTCCACCTCTACAAACAAACCATCATCTCGTACATCAAAATGGTTGAACTTGAACATTGGTAATTTTTTCATATCTAAATTAGACTTGATTGAACTTAATTGATCAGCAACGTCAGGGTGTTCCTGCTTTAACTGCTCTAAAGTGTGCTCAATGTTTAGTTTTGCACCGAGCTCATGCTCAACGTCTACATAGATCTTCTTATGCTTTAATTGTTGACGAACAGAATCTACTGCGTTCTTTGTGAACAATGATTTGAATGATTTTACAACTTTACCTTTCTTGTCTTTGTAATGACCATACACATGTTCGATGTCTGGAGCTAGAGCGTAACCTCTGATTACATACTTGTCAAACTTCCCTGTTTTTTGGGACCTTACTTCGATTTTATCTAAATGGAATGAATCTTTACTCATCTCTTGCACCTCATCGCGTATACCAATGTCTCATTTGTGATCGCATCTCTGTCTTCTTCTTCTCTGACTGGTCAGATGCACCATGCTGGTCTCTATTACTAGTCATATCGCTAGTTTGCCTGTCTTCTCTATTACGAGACGGCATTAAATCCTTGTCTTTAGAAATTTCTTCAGTGAATTGGTCTGCTTTAACCAAAATACCATTAGTATTAAGGTAATCTGCAGTTAATTCGTTGTTTGCGCCCATATTACGCAACCTTTCTGCATTCTCAAGGATCTGTTTCTCACTCTTAAGACTGATTGGGTTATATTTGAAAACAACATCAGAATAACCTAGCTTAGGAAGCAAAGATTTGTTGAAATGAGACTCTACACGCCTGTGCATTTTCTCTAACTTTGCCTCATAAGCATACATGATCGCTTCTGCGTCACCACGGTTTGCTCCACCATCGCCTCTCATCCCCACTACTACTGCAGGTACTCCTGTTTTAATCAAAATTTGTTCACGTAAATACTTCAAAACCTCTAATAAGCCATTAGTGAAGTCGTAAGCTGCATTCTTAACGTCAGCATCACCATTTGTCACTAAATCTACTGCTGGGCTCTGTTTAGCAAGCACCAAATTCTTGATAAACTGTTTCCTAGAAGTTTGGTTCGCATTTTTTAGGATATATAGTAATTTTGGTGGTAAATTCTTGAAAATATTCAATAAATAGTTAGTTCCATAAATATATGAGCTGTATGTAGCTGAAATTGGCTCCAATGGTTTCATTGAACGCACTGAACTGCCCACTTGTATATTCCTTATATACATTATTTCGTCAGGAGACCACTCTTGTTCATTTGCAGTGTTTGGATTTTGTACAAACCGTTTAATGTCACCATGTTTATCATATTCAAGGCTCATTTCGGTCTGTTCCAGTACCCATAACTCGCTGATCTTACTATTTATTACACGCATCTCAATCATCACTTCTCCAAACAAGAATTGTGACGCGAATACGTTGTCTTGGATAATATCGTAATCTAAAACGTTGTCGAAATAGTCTTGTGCTTCTTCTGCTTGCTTGATTGATTTCTTAGTCTGCTTTTTTGGGTGAAACCCGTACCCTCGCTTGGTTGCCAACTCTACAGTTCGCTCCATTGCAGAAAAAATGATCGGGTCGTTCTTAGCCATATCAATAAAAGTCTGATATGCGTCAGCGTCGTGCGAATCCTGCGTTTCAGAAGTGCCAGCGTATTCTTTGGCAATACCACGGCTTGCACGCATTTCCATCAGTGAAGAATCTATAACTACTTCCATTATCAAAGAAAAAAAGAAAAAATCATTTATATACCAATATGTTGTTTATGGTTTGCGAAAGAAATAATACCGAATACTCTTCTCAACAATGTCTGTCTTATTACAAAATTCAGTCTTACTCAATAGCTCGATCATGGCAAGAGTCTCCTGGGACAAATGGTAAGCACGGTGTTCTTTTCTCATTCTTCAAACTTCAACATCTCATGCCCTTCAAGCATATGTCTCCACCTAGCGATCTCTTTACGTGCACGCATATTCTGCTGCTCAAGCACGTTCTTCTCATCATCCCACTTGGTCTCGCCTTCAAAAGTCTTATTCAAATCTTCTTTCGCGATATACAAATCTACTAGATTTTTCTTGTGCTGTTCTAATGCACGTTTATTGTCTCGCTCACGCAATGCTAAAAATTCTGGCATGGTTTCATACTCATTAATCGGATTAAGCACCTTACTATACTTTAACTTAATTTCACACAACTCTTGACCAATCTCATTCTGCTGAATACTGGTATTAATATCATTCATTAACTTGGTTTTCTCTGCAGCCTTCTCGCCAGGTAAGGCTTCAATACGTTTATCATTCTTCTCAATAATCTTAGTATTGTGGGCGATCGCGTCTTTCGCTTGGATTAGCGCAGCTTCATTACTCAACATCTTGAAAGCGTTACGCAAAGCATTATTCACATCAACAACCTGCTTGTCTTTACCATCTAAGTTATCAAATTTCTTCAAGTGTTCATACAGAACATGGTCTATTTTACATGTTTTTAATTTCATTTCATCTTACCCCATAATTTTAGTTCGTCTAATAATTGACTATCATTCTTGAACAATTCTGCTCGTGCTTGCATTTTACTCCACTGGGCGTCCTGCCGTGGATCTTTCTTGTCACCTGACTGGGATTGCTGATAACTTATCGTCTCTGAATCAAACAAATTCTCCCAATCTAAAAAGTTGTAACAACTCATCACAAAAGAATCAATCAAATCGTCTTTCCCACTACTTGGTTTAGTTATCCGCGTAGTATTTGGTGTCTCGATCTCTTGCAAACCCTTCATCTGCGAAGTTAAAACATCGTTCCTATAAAACTTGATCAAACCTTGCCGTAGGTTCGCACGAAATGTACTATACTTCTCAATCTTCTCCCTAACAAAACTCATCCTAATAATTGGTACTCCTCTATTCTCCATATCTTGGATTAGGTAATGACCTTCTGGACAATCGTCAACCACTACATTGACACAACCAAACTTGCGCATTAAACTTAATATGTCTTGCACTAAATCCATGTCTTGCCCAGGAGGGTACACATGATCATACAACAGTTTAATTGTGTCGCCTTCCTTCGCACTAATAGTGATCGCAGTATTGGAATTCACCATCCCAAAGTCTACTCCCATTGTACATTCACCTTTATAATAGTCTAACTTACGCATTTCTGTACTTATCGCATTGTCTACGTCTTGTGAATCAAAGTATGCACCTACTTGCGATGTAAATAACGCATCATACTCTTGTTGAAACTTCTTCTCTCTACCTGTTTCCTCATAGAACTTCTTCTTGTCTTTGATCCTTTGCTTGTGTTCTTCATTATTGATCATTGTCCAATGTAACCATAACCTATCATACTCATGGGTTGGTCGCCTATCGTCTGGATCGAACACGTCAAAAAAGAATCCTTGTTGCCCGTTAGGGGTGCTCGTCATAATTATGTACCCGTTAGTCTGGCTGACCGTAGGTTCAATGTACTCAAAAAATACGTCGTCATGTTCAACGAACGCTGCCTCGTCCACGAAAACGTATGCGAAAGAGTGACCCTTAATCTTCTTGGTAGGAGGTAGGCACACTATAGTGTTTCCGTTCTTGAACGTAATCGCGGTCTTATTATTAGCAGCCTGCTGACTATTATCTATCTGCCCAGTGAAATAATGTTTATGTTTGCCACCAGTGATCTTCTCTACATGATCGTCCCCCACATCCATTATTCTCCTTATTTCATCCATTAACTTCTTCGACTGCTCGTCGGTCGCCGAAACTATTCCCACCCTGGTCTTATTATCTACTCCTGCAGGGAACGTGTTAAACAATGCTGCTTTCAGTGCGAACACTGCGCAACCGATACTTTTCCCGATCTGCCTAGGCGTGCACACCACTAATCGTTTGGTATGAGTCTCGATTTTACGCCAAAACATGTGTTGCCATGGGTACGCTGTGACCCCTAGGAAGTTTCTGGCAAAATAAGTGGTACAATGTTTAGCTTCGGCTTTACTCGGAGCTTTCGCCAGGGTTATCTTGTCCTTCCATTCGAGTTCGATCTCTTCAGGTATGTCTGTATACTTCATATTATACTAGTTTTAAGTGTTCTGTCCAATTTGGAGGAACTGTTCCTGCGAAGAAACCAATACATGTCAAACTTCCTGCTGGAACTTCTGTTAATCCTGCATCTTCAATATACTCTATTGATGGAAAAAGGATACAATATTTCAAGAATTCAGTGTTTGCTTTACAAACCACTGCTCTCCCTATCTTTCCATGCTTTTGACCTAATTTCATTGCCACATGGCTAACCTGTGCAGCAATTTTGCCTTTACTCATCTTTAAGTCTGAGTTGATCACATAATAGTATTTGTAGTCTAAATCAATTTCCATTTTATTCTCCTGGGGTGAATTCAGGGAAAAATTTCACCTGAACCTTATTTTCTTTATAGAAAAGTTTGACTTTCTGCAAATCAAACATCTTACTGAGACAGATTTGGTACTTTCTGAACTCTGCATGAGTTAGCGCGCCTTTCAACTGGTTACATGTCCAACAGCACACTTGCTTATTCTTCTCACTGTCATCGCCACCCTTACATAAAGGTGTTTTGTGGTCAATAGTGAGCACTAAAGGATTGGTGCAGCCACAATATACGCATTTAAGCCCTAGCCTTTTTTTTAGCTCGTGGTGCATTCGGCCTCTTTCTCTTCGTTTTGCTACGTCTGTTTCCGTTTTCATTGTCTATTATTGGTTTCCCTGTGTAATACAACTCCACTTTGTGGTCGCGCTCGACAATTTTGATCTTGCGGTACTGGAATGGAGTATCTTCAGTGATCTTTTCGTCTTTCATTTGCTTCTCGCCCAGCCACACAGACATAGGAACTCGAGCCAGCCTTGTGTTATCGGGGTGCTGGTCAACCCACTCCTCTGCGCCTTATCCTATATGCGTTTGCGCTTTCATTCGAGAGCCTGTGTGTTTTACTTGAGTTTTGCAGTTTCACATGGATTCCTGTCCCAAGTGCTGTCTAGCGGAGCAGTGGAGACGACTGGAATTGCACCAGCTACTGAAGGTCATGAGCCTCCGATGATAACTATTTCACCACATCTCCATTGATTATGAAGCGAGAGTAAAGTGTGGCGTAACACATCCCATTCTACGCTATGGTCAGACTCCACTCTCGCTGATTGGGAACGGCAGGATTCGAACCTGCGTACTGGCTTGTCTTGTTTGATAGTGCACCGCCCGCCTGAGTCCAGACTCGGCTACGTTCCCATTAACTGGATATGGTGGGATTTGAACCCACGCTTAGCCACATCAACTGGATGAACAGTTTCACCGATGCCTTCATATCCATTTTCTCCCCCTAGTCCCATTCAAATCTTTTAGCCATTGTCCTACAGTTTTTCCGAATAAATGGGTGATGATTTTTTTCACGACCAATGTCTATCAAATATCTAATACAATTATACTCTTCCCTTGTCAAATGTATTTCCAATTTCTACCCCTAGTCTTCTTCTTTCCATTCCCAATTATGATTTACTAGTGCTTTGAAAAACATCTTGCTAACTTTATTTAGTTCATTGTCCAAAAAGATTACTTTGCCATCTTTAATATTAATGATGTTGTTGTCTGCTAAAAAATAAATACCTCTTTGGATGTCGCCTTTATGCATATCATCTTCTAATGCTTGAAATATATCGTTCTCTTTTAATTCACACACTCCTTGCCATTCTAAGATGTATTGCCAAACTAATAACCTATTTTTTCTTCCAACTAAACATTCTAATATACTTCCTTCGCTTTGTTTCATCTTTTTTCCTCCATTAATAAGTTGGGAACGGCAGGATTCGAACCTGCAATTTAAGGCATACATAGCACTTAATAGAGTTTTGGTCAGCCTTTTCATCTCATGTGCTTCAGCGGCTTTCCTCTCCGCCCTCGTTCCCATGCGCCC